AGATGAAGATCCACTTAAACTCCGGTGTCTTGATCAGTTCTCTTTCAACCGACTCTCTCATCTTAACTATGTACTTCTTGAGGGTTACTTGATCTATCTGAGCCTTCTGAACTGCCTTCAACATCGTGTTGTAGGTGTCCATCTCTACTTTATTCAGGGTTTCTATCTTAATTCCAAACTTTTTCTCTAACTGTGAGGTAATGCTCATATTTATATTCTAGCAGGAACTTGTGGTTGTTGCTGTGGTTGCCCAGGCATCTGTGGCGTTCCTTCTTCACCTGGCATCATTGGTTGTTGTCCCTTGCTCTTTTCAAACTCCATAACATCTGTGATCTCATCTGGTTCAAGATCTGCGAACTCTAGTAGTTTGCGGTTGTAGATCTCTTTTAGCTTAGGATTGTCCATCATGTTCATGTAGACAGCGTTTAGTTTATTGATTGAGTCGGTCTCATTAGCCTTCTTCTCATCTTGATTCCATACCTTAACTCTGTAACCGGACTCACTCATCCAGTCTTTAGGAGAGATGTCTCTCTCATGAATGTCGTCTGTATTGCGACCCTTCTTGAATAGCTTAACTGCATCAATCTTTTCCGGTGCGGCCTCAATGAGCTTTAAGAACTTCTTAGCTCTTTGTTCCCAACACTTGGTGTAGAACTTGCTCATGCCTTGAGTTCTTGCCTTAGCCTCACCTTGAGCCAATTCAACCTCACCCAAAGTAACCTGTCTGTCTGTCTGTACGCCCTGTTGGGTTGCTGTTGCTCCGGTAGCCTTCTCTGTTAAACCTTGAAGGTACTGCATCTCGTCCAATGATCCTGATAGATCTGGAATGTCTATTCGTTGAAGAACATCTTTTGGATTGCCGGGGATAGGATACCAACCCCAAGGTACAGGATTGAATGTAGATGGAGTGAATCCTTCTTCTGCTAGGTTAGAGTTGTAGTAATGCATGCCAAAGTTTCTGAGAGTTCTGTTCTCAACCATCTGAGACAACCATGAGTTGAGGATCTTGTTAGGTACTCTGATTATGTCTGCTACACCATCTGTCCAGAAGTCTTGCTTGTCTACATCGTCTCCCCATGTGTTGTAGCGGTAGTGATTAGTCCAGAAGTTGTCGTCTGTTACACCGATGATCTCCTCTTGATCCTTCTTCATTAAGATCTGCTTATCTTCTGCTTCTACATATACGATAATTCTATCTTCACCATCAACATCTCTCTTTACATAGTGGATGGATAGTTCTACATAGGTCTCACCCAACATAGGATCTTCCATGTCCTGTACTCCCAAGTCTGACATCTTCTGATTCTTCTTTTGTAAGGAGTTCTCGTTATCAAGGGCTTTTACTATTCCAAGCTGTGTCTCATAGAATGTCTTTAGCTCGGCTACCTTCTCCTGATCGTAGTCTGGGTTTCGTTCTAGTTCACCCAAGGTTACGAATATGTGTGTGTGAATAAGGAAGCGTGAGGAGTCAATGTCATAAGGGTTCATGAACCGATCAACCAACATATCCTCCGGATCTTCAATATCAAAGGTTATCTTGCCATCCTCTATCTGCCATGAGTCAAAGGTTCTACCAAAGAAGAAGTCTTGTTTCTTGTCTACTATGTCTTGAATTGGAGCGTTATTCTCATCCAGTACCAGTTTCCAGTATTCATTTAAGAAGATCTCTTTCTCTTTGTCGTTGTCTAAGTTCTCAAACACTACTACCGGCATATCATCAATATCCTTAAGTAAGGTTCTTAGTTGGGTTTTCATCAGAGGAACATTAACTGTCTGTCTTTGGGTCAAGCGATTGATCTGAACCTCATCACGATACAGTTCATAGTTCTCTTTCCAATGTTCTTCTCGTCTCTGACGATAGTTAAAGCCAGTTGTTTTGTTGTTGGTCAACATGTCTAGCTCAGGGTTCTTTAGTTCTTCCATAGATTAAGATTAAACAATATAATTAGTTGTTGGCAAGTGTTAGCCTATTCCTTCCATAAAAGGCTTAACTCCACCGACATCTATTTCTTGAGGAGCTAGTCTCTTTTTAAAACTAACAGCAAACATCCTGAAAGCATCAGCTCCATGTGATGACCAATCATGTAGTGGAGCTTTTCTATATACCATATTCTTATCATCCCACTCATGTTTATAGTTCTTTAAGGCTTGAAGCCCCCTATTACACCTACCCTTATCAAACCAGCAACGGCTTAAAACGGATCGTACGGCGTTGATTCCGTCCTCAACTGACAATCTAGGTGCTATTTTGAAGTTTATGCCTAATTTCCTCGCCATCTCTCGTCTACTCTTGCCGGTTGCTAATTCCCGGACTTCTATATCATGAGGTGCATAATGGTTGCCATAGTTGTAGCCCTTCTCTTGTAATACACCAACATAATGAGCTAGACCTTCACCAGATCCTTCGTGATAGTCAATCAACCTCATCTCCTGTCCTACTGATTGCATAAACCATATAGTCATTGAGTCATCTATCCCCAGATCCCAGAAGGTATTAACCAATAGCGAATCATCATAAGGTACATTACCAACCCTTCCTTCCTCCTCTGCCTTGTTGATCCCTACTCCATAGTATGAGCCGATCACCGGACTATCAAATGAACAATAGTATTCCTGCTCAATATAAGCTCTTGCCTCAGCTTCTCCCCGGCCATTAGCATCAAACCTCTTAATCGTGTCATCTAGTATCTCAGCCATCTGTTTCTTACTGAATATACCTGTATCGTCTACTGTTAGAGTCTGTACAAACCATTTAGGGTGATCCTTAGCGTACTCATACAAAGCTCTGGCGTGATTGTCTCCTTTTGGGGTCGTGTTAAATACTGCAATTCCGTTATTCTCTCTTAAAATAGGCTCAACAACATCCCAAGTATAGGGATCATGATCAGCCCACTCTGAGAAAGCAAAGAGTTTAGGATTACCACCTCTCAAGCTGTCCGGATTATTAGCACCTACTACCTGAAACAAAGAGGGTACATCTGTTCCGTTCTTAACCTTTACCAACATTCGTGTCTCATTAGCTTGGCCGTCTCTTATCTCTCTTGGTAGGTGATCTATAAACTTAAAGCCATCCTTATCAATAGCTTCCCATAGGTTAGTTCTTCCCATGACTGTGGTTGGGTAGACATACTTCACCTGACAGGGATCTTGTATCAATCGCCTTGGGATAATGTCCGCCATACATGTCTTATCCTTGCCGGATCGTCTATGCCAGATCTGGTAGAAGTAACGCTTATCACTTAAGCCTTTGGATGCCTTCTCAATTTCCTTCAGCATCTCTACCTGATAGGCTCTTGCTCTAAATTTGTAAGGAATGTCAATCTTTGTCTTTTCCATCAAGGTAACTTGTTACATTTATAGTCATCTTTTCACCGCCGGATGTTATGTCTTGTTTGGTTGTCTCTACCATCTTGTGATTTACTCTAAGCATTAAAGCAACGATGGTAGCGTTGATCTCTTTGCCTCCGAATATACCTATCTGCATCAAGTGTAATTTCTGTTTTGTCTTAACTTCTCTCAATAGTCTGCGGAAAGTTTTGTATCTTTTCCCCCAATCATAGAGAGTTCTCACCCCTATATCAAGGTAAACTGACAGCCCTTCAACTGAGGGTATGTCCATGTTCTCCGGTACAGCTCCTTTAAGATATTCTTTTGCCTTCTTAACAATCTCCGGCGTGTATTTTGTTGGTCGTCCCATTTTCTTCATATAGTTCTAAGTAATACATAACAAGTTTGATGGTGCTTCTTGTGTCTCATCTCTGCCTTACGAATATATCCCAACTTTACCAGTCCTATCAGATTATGAATGACTGTTTTTTCTTTTAACTTTAATCCTGATATTATCTTTAGTTGGGGAATCGGCACTTTCTCTTTCTTACACCATCCCATGATGTACCGAATAATCTGTTGTTGAACTTTATTGATCTCGTACAGATTAGTGTAGACAGTTTTCACAAACTTATCTTATCATACTGTATCAAACTGTTATTTTAGCTTCTCGTACCACTCAATCATCTCCCAAGTCTTAACAGGCGTTATCTTCTGCTTCATTAGCTTCAACATTTCAACATCTCTTATTTGACTTACCCATTCAAT